TGCATATAAGAATGTTTCACCATCAGCGTAATCGTGACCTGCATCTAATAACTTCTGCAAACCTTCACGTAGCTTTGAAGATGTTACTTGGTTATCTGTTCCAAGAGTTACATCATTACCAGTCGCAGACTGAAGTACATCCACTGCCAAGTAGTTTTCAACCTTCTTAGCTAATGCATAACCCATAGACTGAGCATATGCACCAAAAAGGTTTGCAGACTCTTGGACGCGAACAATATCTTCAATACGTTTCAATCGTTATTGCCTAGCTCTTTATCTAGGCTCTCCACATTTCTATGGAGTATCGGACTATCTCTTCACCCAGTATGGGTGTCGCGGTCTCTTGGGTAGATTATTTCACTACCTAGTCTCTGCGGCTGGCTTACGCCTTCACCTCTGATTGCCTTATCTTTCGACTTAGGTTTCCAGTTTTTTTCCGCAATCATAATAAGCATAATTACTTATGCAAACGCCAAATTAATAGCTTCGTAATGATGTTGATCAACAGTAATGGTGACTTCACCATCAGTGTTGTTTGTGTAAGTTACCGCACTTCCTGCGGATTTTGCGGCGGCAGTCTCCTCTGTTACCTTTGGTATATGGAGTACATCTCCAGAAGGTAATTCGGATGAAAAGTCCATCACCTGGTTACGCAACTCAAACTTACGCTCTGCGTAGTCTAAAATTGCGTCACGCCATAATTCAGGGATGAACTTAGCCGCGGTGGTAGTTGTTACGTTACCATCAGCCATGATTATATCCTTTTACTGTTATTTGCGTTTATAGGAATCTAATATGTTGCTCCAGTTCATACGCCTGTCCTCGTCTTTAATCTTTCTCAATTCAACATTGCTATCATTAACTGGCTTAGATGGAGCATTAGAAACACTAACGCGTTGTGTTTTTAGTTTTTTTACTACAGCACGCAATGCTTCCAGAGGTAACTCTCCGAATGTGGCATGCTCTTCTTCTGGTATCTCCATTAACAATTCAGCACGAAGCATTGCTTCTTGCTTCTTTGCAGCTTCAACAATGGGTTCAAGTTCCGCTAACTTTGCTGCGCGTTCCTCGGCAAGTAATTTCCATTGCTCTTGCTCTTCCATTTGAGATACACGAGAATCCTCGATTTCTTTGCGTAATTCTGCAAGTTCCTGCTCACTTTTTTGTGCGCGAGCGCGGTATTTCTTGCTTTCCGCGATAAGATTACCAACTTCGAGTTGCGGTTGGCTTTCTTCTTCTTTTTTTTCTGGTTCTACAGACTCAACTGTAGGTTCAGGCACTGGCTGTGCAACTTCGTTTTGTTCTTCGGACATACTGTCACTCCTATATGTTTAACTTTACGTGTGTCTTGCCCACTCGTGATAGGTTCTTTGCTATGGTATTAGCGAAGTCTTTTACGACACCTACTTCAACATCTTCGCCTAATTGTTGATTTTCAGCTATGGAACGTTTAGGCATTTTTTCTGTACCTTCATTATGATTAAATAACTTTGTTCCTTGCTTATTTTTCTTGATGCCGTACAAATATTGTATTTCTTGATTCTTTTTAACTTTGGTGCGCTGTACATTAAATGCATTTAGCATTTTACCAGATAGTTTTAAGTTTACATCACCTCTAGATACACCTTTGCGCTTTGCATACGCAGGTGAATATTCTTTAAAATTACTACCTTGAAAATCTTTACCATCTAAAATCTGTTTCTTATGCCTTCTAACAGTATTCTGCGCCATCCTCTTGACATCAGATTCATTAAACTTTAGTATGTCTTGCAGTTTAAACATCTATAGGACTCCAGTAATGTCTGCAATTCACTCCGCCGCCATGCTCATATGCATCTGGCTTGACTTGTCGTATCTCAGACTTGGTTAATGGTCCACTAGCTAAAAATGTTCTGCATATTGGTCTAGTTTTCTCATCATCTGGTCCAATATACTCATATTCAGTATCTTCTGGTAAACCCATAGCCATTGTAGCTATCACAGAACGCCTGTAATCGCCTAGTAACGTGCCGATTATGTTCTCAGATCGAGGTACATTCGTCTTAACTGAATTACGCATTAAATCTTTTAATTGTTCACCACGCAAACCACTAGAAAGACCTGAAACCATTGCATTTTGCATTGAGTTAAACACTTGTCTGCTAACTCCTTCTATTCCCTGCCTTGATAAATTTTGGATAGCCAAGAGTTGTGTTTCGCTTGGATTCCCAAAAAACGGCAAATCAGTAAGAATATCTTCTGTTGTAGCCATAAAGGAGTTGATTGCGGTAGAAAAGCGTAGCTCTTCAATAAAATAGGACGAAAAATCAATTGCAGCGACAATACCCAATATTTCCGCTGTAGAGACACCTTCTTCTTCAAGGCTTTCCACATCTTCTGTAAATCCAGTGATGCTATCATCGATGCTACTTTCATACGAGTTAACTGTTTGGTCTATTGTTGGCATTTAAGATATTCAGTAGTCTGTTTTGTGGTGCAGGTTCTTGTGCTTGTGCTTGTTGTTCTACAAACCTCATTTTATCTTCATCACTGGCATCTGGGTTATGATAATCAAACCAATCCATTGGTGTAGATAAATTACGATCAAAACGCCAACTCCAAAGCATAATCTCTGCTTCTGGTGTTAATGCGTAGTTTGGTTCTAAGAAGTCAACACTATATTCATCACCTACGTTGATATTTGCTTCTACTTCTAAAATCTTTTTGTCTACCTTATATCTGCGCTGCTCCCAAGGCCTCCATGTATCCTCAGTCATTGCGCTGCGCTCATCCATGTTTTCCATTTCAATAATAGATAAACTTGCTGCCGATGGTGCGTTGCCAGAGTCATCTCTGGCGTATTTTGCACGAATGTGATTGTTATTTAATGTGGTTTCCACTAGAAATCTTGTGGAATCTATAATTTGGTGAAGGTTGCCGCCACTTGAGGTAACACCAAAATTACTTTGCTCTGGAAGATACAAAATTTTATCAGTGCCAATCGTGATACGACTTGGATCATCTACACCAGTGATAAATTTAATACCTAAACATCCATAGCGAATAGCTAAGTTTAATTCTAAGAGTGCCACATTTACTGCTAAATCTGTTTTTGCAACATCCATTGCGTTACCTACGTGATAATCTCTGATTGGTGGATAGCGATGGCAAAATGTAACTGGTAATACGCCATATGGATTTATATCGTTTTCGTTCACACTCATCACTTTGCCTTCTTCATCGACTAAGAAATGCCTTCCTGGTACACCATATCTTTCTTCGGTCCATACTGCGTTAACCACATCCGAAGATCTGGCGTTGCCTTGGTTTTCGATTGGGTACATAACGCCAATAGGCTTCTCTCTGCTATCTCCAGCTAAGAAAAGCGGTGTAAAATGCGATAATATCTCGTATTCTATCTTTTGATCTACTTCGTTCCACTTACTCCTAAATGCCATATTACCCAAAAGAAACGTTAAACGCTCCAAGATCCTGCGCTGCGCGTTCAGACCATGCTTGTCAATTGCATTCATATACAATTCACTTGCTCTCATGCGCGGTGGACGTTTATAAGTCATACTGCGCAGGCTGCAAACTCGGCGTGTTAAATTATTTTCTGGAATGACTGTCTGGCGCAGGGTTTCTGGACCAAAATAGTCACTCACGTAGTGTTCTAGGTTGATGCCTTCGTAGAAGTCCATCAAATAGTCACGCTCGCGAGTGCGCTCATCCTCGATGTATTTTAACTGCTCTTGCAATGCGCCTAATAGTGCGCCTTCTGATTGATCTTGGATAATTAGCATATTCTACCTTTAAAAGAAATCGATGACACCAGCGTGTCGGTTTTTCATTGGAAACAAATTAGTAAGCAAAAAACGCAAAGCATCGCAGTGATGGTCAAACTTACCATCCTTTTTAGGTTCGTGGCGCAGTGTTTGATCTTCACGATGCTCTGGATAATGATAATTTTCGTAGGCTTCGATACTTGCCTTACACTTAGGATGGATAAAAAAGTGAGGATCACCATTGGCATCCTCAAACCACCTGCGTACATGCGATACTCCAGACACTACATTTCTGGTTACTGCATCGCGTTTTATCTTGACGTTTAGATTGTTGGCTTTAAACACTGCTATATCACTGATTCCTGACTGCAAATTTGTGCCAGATCCTGCTGGATCGCCCCATATACCAGTAAATTCGTAGCCAAGTGAGTTAATTTTACGTGCAAACTCCTCTGTACGCGTGTTTTGCAGGTTCACTTCGTCAATCTGGTGTATTTCAGCAAAGTTTTTCTCGCGTTTGTGCAACTGCACGATAATTGCTGCGCTGTGACGATAGCCAAAATCTATACCCATATATACAGGTTTGGATGGATCGTAGGTTACTTCACGTATCTGCTTTTCTCTATCTAGTGGATATACCTTACCCTGGTAAGACTGAAACTCACAAAGAAACTCCTGTCTATAGGTTTCTTTGGTTAGTGTGCGTTTGAGTTCTTCTACATCATCTTTGAAATATGGAGAGAGTGTAGATGGAAATCGCCATGATTCCCAGTCAGGAAACTCAGGATTCTTGCCAAAATCTTTGTAGAGCTTGTGCAGGTAGTTGAATCCGCGCGGTGTACTAATAAATAAACACCAACCTTGGCGATCTGCTAGTGTAGGTCTTAAATACATCTCGTATGTATTGCGTGGGATAAGTGCTGCTTCATCTATTATTAAGTAATCTATTCCATCTCCAATTAAAGAATCGACTGCGTCAGCCGATTTTACAACTATTTCACTATTTAAGCCTGCGAGCTTCATATAGTATAAATCACCAGAAATTTCTTTCTTGCTTTCTAATGGCAGTTTTAGTTCTGTCATTACAATACGCTTTACCTCACGCGCAATCTTATTTGCCAGTGAGTAGTTTGGTCCTACAATCCAACCGCGCGTGTTGGGTGTGAGCAGCCAAGGCATGATTTCATGCGCTGCCATGTAGGATTTTCCACTACGTCTGCCCATTAAACAGACGCGATACCTAGCTTTGGAATTATGAACGGCCAACTGCTGTGGAGTCGGTTGGTATCCCAAAATCCTCCATAGCTTTTGCTTGTTCAGTATTGACTTTATCAATCGGATTATCCTCGAAACCGCACTCTTTTAGCACTGTTTCTAAATTACCTGTCATGTCTACAGCGGTCTTATCTGTCATGCCAAGATAATTCTTGGCCATGAAGATCTGCATAGCAATTGAGTTGTTTTCCATTGCGCTAACCCACATGGATCTGCGCAGTTTGAACTTCATCTCTTCTTTGCCAGCTTCTACCTTTGCTTTGAAATGTTTGCGTATTGTACCTTCGGACACTTCAAAGTATTTGCCGATTTCGATGTAGTTGCAGCCAAAACTAGCAAGCATTTTTACCTTTTCAGGATCTATTTTCTTTGTTTTCTTATCCATCTTCCTTATTAGAGCTTTCGATGACAGCTTTTATTTTAATTAATGTCCTGCGCCAGTATTCTTTGACTGAGGACTCGGTTATTTCCATTTCCTGCGCAATATCTACAAATGCATGACCACGAATACGTTCTTTAAACACTCGTAGCTCCTGTGGAGACATACGATCGTAGAACTGGTGCGCTGCGAGTTGTAGGTGGCGCAGGGATGGTTCGATCAAACCACTTCGGAAAACTAGAATCATTGTGTGGTAGCGATCTGCGCGGTCGATAGCATGAAGCCACTTATCAGTGTTCTCATCTGTTAGGTTACTCCAGACTTCTTCCATATCGTAATTTACGCAGGGGTGTTGACAAAAACGAAGAGGAAAATTTTAAGACGCGGTAAGTGGCATTTTGAGAGGTTTGCCTTGGTGCATCCGAGTTCTATTATACATAATGTATATTATGCGCATATAAAGATTGCTGTAACTTCAACAATATTAACAGTTAATATTTTACGTAATAATTAAAAAATAATATCCTGACTATTTGACATCGTGCGCCGTTTTTCTTTTTGTTTTTACTTTGACTCAATATTTTTATTTCAATAGGTGTTGACACAGATTAATATGTATAATAAATTTATAAGCGCATTGAGAGAGCGCAACAATTCAAAACAAACAAAAGAGAGAGAGAAATTGAATAAAATACAAGCTAAAGAAATTTTAGGTAGTTACTTATCGTGTACTTCTAAAATGCCATGTTACTCATATAATTTAAGCGCATTAGATTGCATTAAAGGTTCTAAACTAGTAAATGTCAAAGGTTCTGTATGTTATGGATGTTATGCATTAAATGGTAACTATAAAAGATATAATCTACCTTTAAAACTACAACACAAAACAAAAAACATAAGTAAAAATGATTGGTGTAAAGCATTAGCATATTTAATTAATAACCAGGATAATAAAAAAGATAAAAACTTTTTTAGGTGGCATGATTCAGGAGACTTGCAAAGTATCGACCATTTAAAGAAAATTATTGAAGTTTGCAAAATGACACCAAACGTTAAACACTGGTTACCGACTAGAGAATATGGTATTGTCAACAAATATATTAAACAAGGTGGTAAAATACCTAAAAATCTAGTAATTCGTTTTAGTGCGCATATGATTGACACTAAGCCGCCTAAAACATTTTTTAACACATCTACAGTGCATAAAGATAAATCTTTTATTGGTGTTGAGTGTGTTAGCTATAAAAATAAAAATGAGTGTGGACCGTGTCGTATGTGTTGGGATGGATCAATAAAAAACATTTCATATAAATATCATTAAACAAAAAGAGAGGTACAAAATGAAAGAATCAAAAATGACTAAGATATTTAAATATATCGATAAAACTCCAAAACTAAGATATAAAAAGTTAATTACTTTTATATGTAGTTTAAATAATCGACCTTATCAAAGAGGTTATTATGGAACGGCTTTGACTAATTTAAAATATAGTGGTCGTATTCGTGTTAATAAAAAAGGTTATTATCAACTTACAAAATTAGGAAAATCTTTAATTAATACGCCATATGCAAAAACAAAAAAAGAAAAAGAGAAAGAAAAAGAAAGAAGACAATATTATAAAATAATGCGTGAAATACGAATCGAGGAACAAAATTACCAAGACAGAAAATATAATAGAATTATGAAAACTATAAAAAATCGTGGTACGATTGACACTATTGAAGAATTAACATATTTTTTAAAAACTTTTAGATCATATGATAAAATCGAACTTTCAAAAGACGAAGAAGGAAACGCATTTGGTCAAATATTCGGACAAGTTTTTACAGATAAAGTTGATGCATTTACTGATAAAATTACTTTAATTCCAAATATTAGACATTAGGCTAACTGAAGACGGCTAAATGCTAGAAACTGCGCATTTTTGCGCAGTCTTAGTCAAACAAAAGGAAAAAAACAAAATGGAAAAACCAGTTAAACAAATCGAAAAAGAGTACAATGAAATAATTAGGACTACTGATATATGGTTACATTCTTTAGATGAATTTCTAGAATATGATATTCTCGCAATTATTAATGGTATTTTATACTCTGTATTTAATATGATTTATAAAGTTGCGCCTAACTTTGAAATTGCTAAGCAAACTATTGAAAATGCTTTAGATCATTTTGAAAGTGAATTAGAAGAAAAACCAAAAGCAAAGGCGTAAACATGTTTAAAACACTTGAAAAAATAGCGCATATATACTTAACTATTTGCGTTTTAATATGGATATTAAAACTATGTTTGAGTATCTAATTTGGTTTATTTTGGCGTTAATTTTGTACTTTAGCGCATCGGAATAACTAAACAACACTTAACAAAAAAAGCCACGTTTTTACGTGGTTTTTTTTTGCTCAAAATTTTAATTATACATAATCTTTTTTATGCACATATTGTTTTTTTGATTACTTTTTTTTGCATTTTTGATCGATTTTTGCACATATAATAAGCCATATTTGTGCTAATTATATTATACTGCTAGGGTTATTATATTATATGCCCAAGGTTATTTTTGTTTTTTGATTTGTCGGTTGCGCCATGACAACTTGGCGCGGTTCTTAATTTTCAAAAAACACTTGTCTAACTGGCTAACTCTGGTGTCATGCCACCACTCCAAAACCAGCGCACAATGAGTCTCGCCACGTATGTTTTGAGCAAACTCGCAGTAATTCTCTTTCTTATCCGAAAGTACGCATTTTTCAGGGTAAATCATCGATAGGCGTAGGAATGAGAATATTGAGAATATTGAGAATATCTCTCTCTCTCTTCTCTATAAACTTAGTTTCGCATATTCTCATTTTTTTCTCATATGAGAATTTCAAATTCTCCATATTCTCAATATTCTCATTTTCTCCTGCATCGAGTTAATCAATAAAATCATCTAATTCTGTTACAATTTTACGATAATTTCCATGATCTATCTTGCGTATTAATCCTTGATCCTCTAGTCTTTTTAGCCATCCATACACTGCATTATTACTACTCAACTTCATCACACTCTCCAGCGCAGACGCAAACGCAGTGGTACTAAAATTATGACCATCTGTCATAACCGCAGCAAGCACTCGTTCTTCATTAGACTCCTTTGGATCACTATACCAATACATCTCATTTTTAGGAAGTGGCTTCATATATTTAAAATACAATTCACGCCGATCCTCTTCATCAATATTAATCATCTTAATTCCAACTGGTACATTATGCAACTCGTTATGACTGCGCACCTTTGTTATCTTCATTACCTTTAATCCAGGAACACGCCTAGCATCGGCCATTTGCACCAAACAATCCAAGAAGTTAGAATACGCAGATCCACCTAACAACTGCGATACATCCAGTGGAGTCATCTCACCAATCTTTTTATGATGCGACACCAACACAATAGCCACCTTATGCCTTTTCTTTATATTCACAATCTTACGCAACAACTCCATTATATCCGAGTTCTTAGACATCGACAACTGCGTACTCGTATACAAATTATCTACTACCAGCACATCATATTCTTCATGCACTAAATTAGCGTCAATTATATCCCATTTATCCTGAAACAAATTCGATTGCCCATCACCAGTAAAGCGCAGGTTCTTATCCAGATTGTCCGACTCAATTGGGTACTGATCCATCAACGGCTTACTCACATTCTTAATCAATCCACTAAAACTCTCATCCTTCAACTCAAACTGCACATGCAGCACACGCTGCGCAGTAGGAATCCGATAGTTCATAAACGGCACACCCATAGCAAGGCACATCGACAACTGCAAACTAAACACCGACTTACCCACATTCGTACCACCTGCGATACCCATAATATCACCATCATAAAACAATGAATCGATAATCGGCCTTGGCAACTGATTAAATGTGGTCCGAAACTGCGACATGCTAAACGACTGCATGCCACCTAGATCCACCGCACTTTCACCATACCTAACACACAAACTAAGCAGGTTTTCCAGCGTATTACCATCACTAAACCAGTCAGTTATATCATAGCCAGAAGGTTTATCTTTCCAATCAACGGCATACAACTCCAATTCCTTAGAAAACAGCCGTTTTGCTACCTTTTTCGAGCCTTCTATACCTTTTTCATCGTTATCGTATATAATATATAGTTTATTATATTGTGATGGCAAGGTTACTTCAGCAGGCAGCGCACCTGCACCAGACGTAAACGTGATCGCAGGTGCGCCTTGGCAGTATGCGGTGACTACATCCTTTTCACCTTCGCACAATATAAGATAGTCTTTGGAGAGTTGCGGAGTTCCAAACATCTTACACTGCGCATCACCGAACTGCTTTCCTTTATGATGCTTTACATGATTATCATTGATTTGAAATACTAACTGTGGCTTACCATCATCATTCTTTCGCACGCCTACAGGCATTTTAAGACATTGTTCATTCCAAGGCAGATCCATAGCCTTTACAAATTTTTCCCATCCATTTATAAATGCATTACGAGCATCTGCGTAGCCACCTTTGTCTACAGATACAACAGCCTTGGTATTGCTTAATACGTATTCTTCTCTCTTGTGTATTTTCTCATCTTCATCAAAATGCCATGTTTTCTGACACTTATGGCAAAAGGCATAATCCTCATTAATAGTTACTGTACCTTGAGGACGATTAGAGCCTAGATCACACTCAGGACACCAAGCTCGTAACCGATTATTTGATATGCGAGTAAATACATCCTCTAGACGAATCACAGCGCACTGCGCAACTTATTTAGTGCGCAGCAATGCTTGAAAACCTGCGCACCAGCGTCTAGCTTTTTGCGATCAATAACATGTTGATGAAACTTGCCATCTTCCTTTCCAAAACGCATTATGATACCATGAGATACTTTAGCCTTCGGCTGCGCAGCTTCGTACATCATAGTATATGCACCTAATTGAACAATCATTTCTGGGTATGGTCCACCTTTTGACGTTTTCCAATCTACCACAATCAATTCATTATCTTTCTTCGCAATGGCATCCACTGTACCTCCAACCTGCAACTCTTCATTTACCAGAACCAGTTCACTGGCTAATATTTTTATGCCTGCGCCTTCGTACCATTCTTTAAAACCAAAGAATGCTTTGAGTGCTTTTTCTTCTTGATTAGGTGTGAAATCACGTGTGTCAACATCAAAACCTTGGAAAAAACCTTGTATTAATAGGTGTGTCAACGTTCCTATACGACCTGCTTCACGCATCACTGCATCTGCATCCTCACCTTGCGCAGTCATCCGCTTTGCCCACGCAATCAACGTATTCTTATTCCATCCCAACATAGCGTTGATAATGGTAGTTACAGAACTAGCACGATTGCCATTCTGAAGGACATAATTTTGTCCATGTAGCTTTGTTTTACTCATTCTCTTTCCTTTTATATGTATTAATTAAAAACAATATGTAATGCACTATAATAAGTGCCAATATTCCATTTAGCAGGTATTCTGATATATCAATTAATATCATCATATATATCCAATAACATTTCTTTTATTTCTGCTAATTCTTTATGTATATACCAGCGCATCAAATAATGATATACAATAAGCAGCACTGCGATGTATACTAAGGTAAATACATCAAATCCATTCTCGGATAGTGATTGTAGCCAAAAACTCATAATAACTCCTTTATTTTCCTGGCTACTGCTGCGACTACATCCACAGTCACTGCATTACCAGCTTGTTTATATCTTTGTGTATCACTAATAGCAACCTTCTTACCATCCAACAATCCAAACTCATTATGATTATCTGGAAAGCCTTGTAAGCGCATACATTCCACAGGCGTAAGTCTGCGTATGGAAGTTTGATTAATTTTCACTCCATGCTGATCTTGTTGGGTAAGCGTAAACATATCTTCGCCATATTCTTTAAATCTGCGACCATTTTGTCTTTTATTTGCACGATTTGGTGTTAATACTGGTTGAATCATCATCGGCACATTGTTACCGCCCATTCCCATCTGACTTGAAAGGCAAGGTGTTTCTCCTGGTACTTTGTGGTAACGTATTGCTCTGCCACCATCGGCACGTTTGCCATCAAAACTGCGTTCTGTGAATGTTTGTATTAATTTTTTTTTACGTTTTGATTTAAACGATTTATCATCTCTTCCGATAGGAAATACCGATCGTCCACCTCTGTCTCCAGTATATCCGACAAGGTATAACCGCTCTCTATTTTGGGGTAAAAACCAGCGTGTATTAAGCAGTTGCCATTCGAGTCTATAGCTCCCAATGTTGGTAAAGGCTTGGATAATTGCCCAAAAGTCTGCGCCATCGTTTGAGGAGAATGTTCCTTTAACATTTTCCCAGACAAAAACACGTGGTTTGCACTCAGTGATAAGCCTAATTGCTTCCCAAATAAGAGAACTGCGCGTTCCTTGAGTTGCCCCAGCGCGCTTTCCAGCGATACTAAAATCTTGGCAAGGTGATCCAAAAGTGATAATGTCGATTTTGGGAAGGTTTTCTGATCGAATAGATTTAACATCTCCTAACTCCTCTGCAAATGGATTATTATATTTATATACTGCGCTGGCATATTTGTCTACCTCGGCAAATCCAACGTAATCAAACTCAAAGCCTGCACGTTCAAAGCCTAAATGGAATCCACCTATTCCACTAAATAGATCTAAAAATTTCACACCTGACATGGCTGCCTCAACCATAGCCAAACCAAGGAATCTACATTTATCATCCTTCTAAACATTTTTGTCAGGTGTGCATTGATTACAAATCTTTTTTTCTTTACCATATGTCACAAAATCTTCGTAATACTCTATGTGGTACTTTGTTGTTTGCTTAGATCTCTCCCAGCACCGATTGCATGCAGTACAATGGTATATATGCTCATCTGCCTTGAATGCATCAGTATTCTTTCGATCTTGGTTTCTATTATACTCAAATATAGTTTTACTCCAGTTTAATACATCATCCATTTATCTCTCTCCTTACTTTGTTAGTTATATCTACTTCAGAGCCATCAAACAATATCTGCGCAGCAAACAATAGCTCTCCACCTCTCCTTAAACTTTTTAATTTTTTAAGGTCTTTAATTAAATCTTTTAAGTCTAGCCTTGTAATCACCTCATCGGCTGTTTGTAAATCTTCAGTATCATACTGGATACTACCTGCGTAATATTCTATCATAAGCCACAAAATCCTTCTTCGCACATAAACAATTCCTGTTGATCTGCAAATTCTATTCTTTCTAATGGTATTAGCGATCTATGTAAATACATTTTATCTTTTAAACCTCTCTTTGATGAATCTCTTATAGCATGATCTACTTCCACGCATTGCTGCCATTCTTTTGGGTGATTATCTTTTATATCCTTCCAGTTTTTGTCTGAATGATAAGGACAAAACGTACAGGATGACTTAGGTGGTGTTGGAAAAGAAAATCGCTCAAAAACTTTTATACAATCTCCTCTACTCATTCTTTTATCTATTAATGGATATTTATAATCAATTCTTGGTAATTGACTTTCTTTCATTCGTTGAATTTCATCTAAAGTAATACCTAGCCACATTTCTGTTTTTGGCATTCTTTGTCGTGGTTTCAAACCATGCAATTCTCTCACCTTCTTAATCACTGGCTGTATCTTGTATTCGCTAGTACACTGCCTTCTCACCATTCCACCAGTTTCACTAAAGGCAGGTATAGATGCCCATCTTTGACCAGTGCTATTTTGTTTTTTTAAAATATCTTGTAATAAATTTTTTTTATTAACTACATGTATTGGTATACCATCATTACATTTTGCCCACTCCTGTAACATTTCTAATATTTCATAGGTCCTTGGTAACTCTGCGCCAGGATCAGCAAAAACTGCGTGATCTGCTCTCTTAATCATTTTAATACTACTTAAAAAATATAAAGCAGTGCTTTGCACACCTAAACCAAGTGAAATCACTTTCATCAGCTAAACTCTGGAAACCTTTCGTAAGAATAAAACCACTTTCTGCCTTTGCTCTGATTATTCTTACCTGTACTCAGCGCAAGGCACAATCCATGCGTATTTTCATATGGTACATACGCAACTATATCTTTAGGTACATAATACACTGCCACCACATCAACGCGTCCAGTATTGCGATATTTACTAAGGTTTATTTCTATCGCTGTGCCTCTAGATACTTCAACTACTGACTTGACCTGCACACGCTTCATTGCACCATTAGTCATCTCAACTACCAGATCTACTTGATCTGCATCTACAATAGGATGATACACATTATAACCTTGTAAAATTAAATCTTTTTGTACTGCTAGTTCACCCAGCGCACCTTTAAATTGACTCAGCATCTTTCTTCCAATCTATAAAAGTTTCAAAAAACTCCATCGTAGCTAACGAAGAACTATCCATGTTATAGTTAGGACCATAGCCAGTATCTTTTATATTTGACTCAGAGAGTAATTCTTCTGACCTTGCCCAGCCTAACAACGTAAATACAGGACTTGCGTCATGCACTAATATAAATGCATCACAGTCTTTTACGTTCTTTTTTAGCTTTGCTTGTAAATATCCAGGATTATATTTTGTAGTCTTAACATCGATCTTTACATCACTAATGCTTAGATCATAACCACTATAATGTGGTCCAATTACAAAGTCAGGATAGGCATTATATTGTTTACACACAGCGAGTTCTCCGCAAACCCCACGCATATCAATAGTTAAATCACGCGGACCGCGAGATGTCACTCCATTGCGTTGATTCTGATTCATTTTTGCTTGTGCTACGCCCTTCGCTATCCGCAACTCCATTTGGCTTAGTGTTACTTGCATGTGGATTTTCCTTATCGATCGCAGCCAAAAGCACCATGTAATTTGCCACATCGAGACAACGATTGTATGTGGTTTCATCACTATGGGTTTTGCCTGTCTTTGCATCGTTAGCCAGCGCATCAACATGTTTCAATACATATACCATTAGTGCCTGCTTTGGTGTAATTCCAAGCCGATCCGCTACGTGCTTAAAATTGTATAGTTTATCATCATTGCTAATGGTATACTCGATTGATTTGTTATCACTTACCTCAGATGCAGTTTTAAAAAAACTATCTCTTAATTGATTAAATTCGTTGTATTTCATTTTTTACCTGAATGTTTTAAAATTAACAAAAAGCATGGTTGCCTCTCAAATTTTCTTGCTGGATTTGGTTCATTATCTTCTAATGCCAACCATTTTGGTAAACCTGCATATCTAATCTCTGCTCCATATTCACCTAAAACTGCAATCGGTCTAGTCGCAAAACATGGTAAAATAAATATTACATCTTTTCCGAGCTCGTACTCAGATATGCCTTTACGCACCCATTTCATTACACCACCTACAAATGGTGGATTTACATAGTTACACTTACCCCACTCCACTGCCAAACCATCATAACCTTCTGGTCTTGGATGTGGACATGGATCATAGTCAAAATTAAACTCATCATTTAATTGTTTCATTAGATCTGGTGGTGTTGCCCAATATCTTTTTTTCATTCCTCTCTCCTGCGTTGTAACGTTTTTAAAATATCATCACATACATCCAGCGCAACATCAACACGCTTATCCTCATCTGGTATGTGCTTTTCTAGTGCTTTTAATACACTCTTTGATACTATGCTGACCATAGCTGCTTTTGCGTTAATTTTCTTTTTCATTGGATATGGCATATCTAATTAGTTATGTTACAGCATTTTTTATTTTTCTTACCACTATCACATGGACAAGGATCATTACGACCAACCTTTGGCGCAGATCTTTGTATTGTTTTTTGTGATTTTAAAAATTGATAATATTTGCCCCATCCACCAATCTTTCTTATAAATGCACCACTATGCTGTTTTTTAGTGTCATTAGTCATTTTCTCTCTCCTTAAATTTCGCGGAGTCTTGACTATCACGATCATTAGACACGCCATTTTCTTGGTTATGGGTTTCTACGACTCCGCGTTTAAATAAATTTTTCATCCATGAATGCTTTGCAATCCATAGCCAAGGCTTTCTATCTTGCCTGACCATCACTACATCTGCATTCTTAAAATCTAAAAATCCTGCGATTTTTTTTCTTCTCTTGACTTGTACCAAGATGGTAAGATCGCCTTTTGTAGCCTTGACATCTATATCACTCTTTTCGCCAAAGCTGCGCCCATCACTTCCCCATGAACGCTCGGCGGTGAAGCCAAGATCGCGGAGCAATTCTACGACCTCGACTTCACCTTTGTAGCCTTTTCTGGATGCGGAAGAAGGCATATTTAGAAAGGTAGTTCTTCTTCTTGGGTAGCGGCGTTTCCTTCAAATACTGCGTTTGGATCATAGTCGGCTTTAAACTCTTTGTAAGCCTTGGTTATTTCATCGGTCATAGGTGACTTGGGACATGGCGTTGCAGTGTAGGTAGTGTCCATACCATCGCCATTTCTAGTAACAATCACATCGTATTGTGATAGGTTGCCCCACTCACTATTACGATCTAATTCTAGCAACTGCTTCTGCACAGTAGCCTGCGTAATATCCAATATCTTTACCTGACCACTAGACCAAACAGGCACTTGCCAAAAATGCTTTGGCTTCTCACCAGCAGGTGCTTCGTTAGCTAGTTTAATACGAACTGGTGTCCTATCATCCTGCCAATATTGATAACCAACTACTGGTGTATCTAATATTCGGAATCTATTTTCACCTTTTACAAACTTCATATAGCTGCTTTCACCACTGGAAGGCACGCTATAATCAGCATTAAGTAAACCACTCATCGATTACTCCTTAATTAGTTTATATGAATATCCGCGTCTTTCTAATAAGGCGATCACTTTTTTATATTGTTTTTCAGTTATTTCTGCCTGAATACCAATATCTGATTCCTTAGACTGCGGTTTGTATGTATTCGACTTATCGAATATTTTGCGACAATCATGTGCAAACTTGAATCGCTCATCACTGTCTTTAATTGTAATTTTAAATTTCATGGGCAGCACCTAATAGTGTTAAGAGAGAGAGAGTAGTTGTGGGTACACTATTAAAAGTGGTACTGCCCATGTCTTATGGAGCAAATCTAATAAGGCCATTTAATAAAATCCATCTTAATACCAAGTACACGCGCAATGCGGACCTTATGTTCATGTCTAAATTTTCTTTTGCCATTCATCATTAATGATAACATGGACTTATCGAGTGCAATATGTTTAGCTAATTGATTTTGTGAAAAGCCACACTCTCTCATATGTTGTTTTAATTCTTTCATAGTGTTGACAGAAACTAAGAAACTTTGTCAACACTTGGCAAGGATTATTTTACCAGCTTTCTATAATATCGAATCCTACATTATATACTTGAGGTGCTACTTGCTGAGATGAAAATGATGAATTAGCCAATCTATATAATCCATAATCTCCTGACGTAGTGCTATCTTTATCTAATGTCCATAGGAATGGTATATGTTGGCCAATAATTTTATTATAAAACTGAGAATGTAAATCTGATCCAGTAAAAAATGCAGGATGTGCAGTTTGATCTGCGCTAAATAGGTCAGTATCTTGTACAAAACTAAAATTTAAATTATGTTTTTTGCGTCCGTATCTACGTTGAAATCCATATGTATTTTGATTCGATGTAGTAGTATTTACCCAAGGATTGGTCACTGTCCATGTTGGTGGTCCAAAATAAGACGCGTGAGCATATGTGCTACCACCTACTGAGTTATTAAGTTTTGTCCCATCATAATCATAAGAAGTTGTTAGATTTAAATCTACTGAATGTGGCCAATCAACATAAGATCCAAACATAATGCCACCTATATAAACATCGGTATCAAAATTAGTTGAAGGACCGCCATCATCTTCAATAGTTATACGTAAATATTGATTTCCGACACCTGTTAGCGCAGGAAATGTAATCAAGCTCCATCCATTATTTGCAGGATCAATTTCATTTGCACTATTATTGTTTTCTGCGTTTATCTTATTTGTATAATTACTATGATCAGAAACAGTAGTTACACCACTGCTAAAATCTTCTGAATCACTTACCTGAACTTTAAATATTGCATCTGCACTAGCAAAGTTGTGATTTAAAATTGCTAAAAAATTATTTGTACCTAAAGTGTTTGTTCCTAATTCTGTATCATATTGTATGTAAAATGATTGAGTTGCAGCAGCAATTTGTACTGGATTGTGTGGTTTTAAATCAAATAAATCTTCTTTATTACCAGATAAAAAAGAAACTGTTCTGCCAGTATCGTCTTTAAGCTCTACTTCACCTAACACAGTTGTTGCTCCAGATGCATTATTCCATGATGTTGCTAAGTTATAATTAATAGTGCAAACATATGCACGTGGTGTTGTAAATCTTTGGTATCCCATTATCCAACCTCTCTTGCAGTTATTATTATTTGTCCTGGTGATCTTTTTGTTTCTACAATCATAAATTTAGTGCTAGTAGTAAAATTTGTTCCAAACATTTCAACTGGCATATCTGTAAACGTAATTATATCGCCTGTTTCTAATTGATAACCTTTAGCAAGATTGACTACCTCGCATTGCACTAAAACTTTCATATCACCTATTAAATTATCGTAATAAGAGTAAAAATCTGTATTTGGATCAGAATTAGCAGATGTTGGAATTGCTCCTATATTATAATCTAAATTAATATTTTTTATGCCTTCTTTTTCACCAAGATTGTATTTGAATCTGTTATCATTGACCACAGATGAGCTACTATAATATTTATTATTTTCAGCAGGATGTAAATTATTATTAATATCCATTTGTGTAATAACACTGTTAAGTCCAGTAGTGCTAATTGAAATATTTTTTACATCATTTTTTGATAAGTTTAACACTGCGTTTAACTCACTGGATTGCTTTACGTAAATATACTTTACGTTATTTTCAGCATCAAACTTTTGCACAAATCCAAATTCGTAAGCAAGTTTATCTAAATTATCTTTTAATGATGTAGGCTCTAATTGCCAATATCGTATTTTCCAACCATCAACAGTACGATCTGTATTTAAAGCACTCCAATTTGTAGGATCATCACTAGATATACCTGCAAAACGTTGCAAAAGATCTCTATGTGCATCATGTCCATAAACTATTGCATCAGAATCCCATGATGCAGTTAGACCAGCGCCGCCACTATAAAAATATTTTAAATCACTAAGTCTTTTTAGATCATCCTCATCAGTATCAAACTCAATGGCTGGGTTTAATGTAACTCCAAAAACTGTTAGTGTATGATCTGCATGTATATTTGGAGAAAAACTATCGTGTACCCATTTAATAAGCAATTCATCTGGACATGCAACTCCTGTAACACTATTAATTGCATTGGAAGGTGCGGTGTCAAAACCAAAAGCAGTAACATTACCTGAAGAGCTTTGTCCTATAACTCGATTATTGTCTGTTAAGATATTATCAGCATTATTATTGCTAAAAAAACTAATATCATATGCTTGATCTACACCACCACCAGAAATAATTCCAGACATTGTAATTCTGCAACTCCTGATTGTAGTTCTATCAAATACTCTTGGTAAAGTTTGACATTGTAAAAATCTTGTATCGCCTACGCTAGTTATACTTGAAGTAGCTGAAGTTGATGTATCAATACCACCATCTGAAGCTATATCAAAAACATTTTGAGTATTATTTAAAAAGGTTACAGCAGAAGTGGTGTAAGATGAAACTTTAGGAACAAAATTACCACGAGCAACATAAGTAGCTGGAGTTTCTAAAATATTTACTCCATATTCAGTAGATGTAGCTTCTGTAATTGTAGTGTTTGATGCGGATTGTTGCAATCTAAAAAAGTAATCTTGACCACCATAGTAATGTATATGTGAATTATCACTAGCAGAATAAGATTTTGGCATCAATGTAGTAATAGTATGTCTTGAAACTGTTAAAACTGGACAAGGAAATAATCCACCATACGATGCCACTAAAGGTGATTGCGTTATAGATGGATTAAATGCACCATATACTATTGGTTCATAAATATTGTATTTAGAATGTTGTGTTTGTGGAAATGAAATTCCATCCCAAGGCCTATGCGCATTTATTTTAAATGTTACTTGTTGATTTTGATTTAATTTTACATCAACCAATCTACCTGTAAAAATTCTTTGGCAGTTACTAGAAGAACTAGCATTATTAAACTGCGCATATACTCTTACTTCTTTATTATGATAATTTTTTTCTGAATAATTAAAAACATGTTTATAAAAATCCACATTTTCAAAAATAAAATTACTACTTACAACACTCATATTACTTGTAGATGCAGTTCCTTGAGTTATATCTATGCTTTCTCTTAATACAATATTTTTATTAACTATTGATCCATAATATTGATTTGAATCTAGTGTTGTATGTCCAAAGGCTAATCCAAAAGAATGTATAAATTTATCAAAGCCTTTGATATTATAGCTTGCGCCACTAATTGTGCCACTATTACTATTTGTACTAGAATCAAGTGCGCTAGTGCCTGTACCTTCATCAAATTTCCAATATCCAACTAAATTACTAGCACTACTATCAATAGATCTTTGATAATATCTTGCGATTTGTGAAGCATCTCTTGCCATACTCCAAACACGAAGATGTGCTAATTCACCATCAAAAAACTTTGAATTAGCATAATTTGTTCCAATATTGACTCTCATATCAGAACTATCTCCACCTGAAGGATCATTTGCAGATGCAGTAGATGACATGGTGCTAACCAATGTGCCATTTTTATATATTCGTATATCATCAGTTACTGAACTTCTAACTGCTGCAATGTGAGTCCAAGTATTTGCAGATAATCCCAGTGAATCAAATCCACTTGTACCAGTTTGTAAATCTACATTAGCTCCACTACCATATTCGTAAAATACTTGTATTTCTGGACCATCTAATGATATTACTAATGAATTATTATCTTCTAAATCTTCACTAGATCCACCACTTCTATGAAATATTGGGTAATCTGTTCCAGAGACACTATCTGCCTTAACCCAAAACTCCACTGTAAAATCAATGTATGTTGCTAATATATTACCATAAGTAACCTTATCATCAGTGCCATCAAACTCTAAACATGTATTATTATCAGCAGTAAACTGAAATAAATAATTTTCATTTACATTGGGAGATGTTGGTGCGTTAGATAAAGACATTAAGCTAAGTTTTGATTGGATACTTCTTTGAGTTGAGGAATAAGACTATCACGCACAAATTCATCATTACCAATCATGTTGCCTTGTATATTCACAGTCACACCACCTGCGCTGCCAGTTCTATTCATATCGGCTAGGTTTTGCACTCCAATGTTTTGCACTGCGCTGCGTTGCATAATAAACTCACCTGCCTGCGCAAGTATAGGTACATTATCTTGACCTTGAACCATACCACCAGTAGCAAAGCGTTGGATACCATTATTGCGAATCAATCCACCAGTATGACCGATAAAACCAGATCCTAGATTTAATAGCGCACTAGGAACAGCACCACCACTTGTCAAAGCTATTAACTGCGCAGCCGTAGATAGAAAAAACTTTAATCCTGCTGTGGAATCATCAGAATTGTTTTTCAAAGCTCTCATGTTATTTCCAACAATATTTAAAGAAGTAGCAAGATTATTATTTGTTGAAATTAGCTCTTTTCCTTTTATAATAGATTCCATCTGCGCACCTACTAATCTATTTAAAGCGTTAAACTCTCCTTGTTCTGCCTCTGTTAATGCTTCTGTGGCCTCCATACGAAAAATACCTTGGGTAGCTGCTTCTCTGTCTATCTGTACTTTACCTTTTAATGCTTCGCTTAAATTTTGTTCTGCTTGAAAAATAGTTTGTGCAATCCGAATACGTGTCTCATCTACATCATTATTCTGCATAGTAAGCAATACTGTATCAGCCAATATTTTATTAATTCTATCTTTGGCATCTGCACTTATACCTAACGTAATAGTTTGATTACTTAGAGTATTAATGTATTGCTGCGTTGTATTAGTGAGTTGTTGTGTGCTATTTGTTAATGTTTGTGTAGTTGTATTTAAAGAACTAAAAGCATTAGTAGCTTTTAAAATATCATCTAAAAGTTTACCGCCAAAAATTGCCACTGCTATTGTAGCCAACAAAGCAAATTTACCAGATAATAATGCTGTTGCAGTGGTTAAAGATACTGTTCTTGTTTTTAGCAATACTAAAGTAGCTGCATATGCTTTTGATACTGTTTCAGTAATTACAATCCCATTTCTAATTCCAACAAACGCAACTGTTGCAGCGGTAATAGAAGTTGTTAACTGCGCAAGACGTTGTAAGTCTAAACTATTAAAAAATTCTCTAGTTGAGTTTGCTGCTTCTATTAATGATGGTAGCATTAATGATCCAATACGCGCTGCAAATCTAGTGATTGCATCATTCATGTTGGACACTGCACCAGTAAATGTTTGCGATAGTCGTTTACTACTTCCTTGAATACCAGCTACTGGATCAACCATAGCACTTAATAATGCTTGCCTAAACTGAGGTAAAGTAATTTTTGTTAAATCTTTGATTCCTTGTGAATCTTTAATTAATTGGAGTATGCCTCGCTCGCGTAAAATGTCCGCAGCGCCTGCGCCACCTGCGAAGGCACGACCTAATGCACTTGCCGCTTCAGTTGCAGTTGTACCCATAAACGCAGCCAAATCAGTAACTGAGGATAATGTAGCCTGGGAATTAACACCAAAGGCTTCTAACTGCGCACCTGCGTTTACTACATCCTGTAATTGAAATGGAGTAGTGGCTGCAATCTGATTGAACGTGGCAAAGGCTTTTTCTGCTTCTTCAACACTACCAGTTAATCCAACCAATCTAGTCTTAACATCCTCAAAGCCAGATGCAGCTTGAATAAACTTGTTCATACTGCCAACTGCACCACCAATTGCAAAGGTATACACTAAAATTCTGTTACGCAGTGATCCTAAAGATGCAATCAATCCTTTGTTTTGATTGCGCATTCGTTTTGCAGTTTCTACATATTGCTTACCATTCGTATCTAAATTTTTAAAATCTCTTGTAGCTCGTGCAAAACCTTTTGTGCGAACCTCTATAATAAATCTTTTTTCAGCCATTTTGCTTCTTTATATCTTCGTTTTGGAGTGCATTAAATTCTTCATCAATAGCAGAAAAGATGACTAAGCGATGATAATCTGCGTCATCTATAGTTTTTGCTAATGGTAAATTAAACCTTTTCATAGACATATATTCCTCAAGCGCAAAAATAGTCTCAGGCGTTAAGAAATATGTTGAGTCAGCACAAAACACTAATGAGTAATATAACGCTGCACCAAGCGTAAATTTTCCATCTTTACTTTCTTCTACTAGCCTTGCTATCTCTTCCCATAATACATCTTCTGTATAGGTAATCTTTTTCTTGAGCGTAGGAGACTGCGCATCGTATGGAAACTGGAGATTGCGGCTTGGTTGCTGTTTATATGACATCCAAACCGCAACGCGGTGCATTAAGACTTTTTTGGATTAGGCTCTTTATATGCGTTATATACTGACATTAATACTGCGTCAATCTCATTATCATCTAGCTTGCCAAGTATTTTTTCTGGATCAGTAAAACTAAAGTTAAGTACCCAATCTAATACATCAAAAAACTTCTCAGTATTAATTTCGCCTTCTTTAGTGATTGCTTTGACTTCTAGTTTATGTAAGTCTCTACGAGCCTTAAACGTTATATCACGTACTTCAAAAGTGCCATGATCTGTTTTTACTTTCATATTTCATCCTTAGATGAAAATGGCGTGATTATGCGATCGTGATTGAAATTACATTTGATGCTTCATTTTCAGCAAATGCTCTAAAAGGTATAGTTTGTAATAAAAAGTCACTGACTTCTGGTTTTGAGTTATCTATCATTACGTCTGGACAACTTATAGTAAAGTTACTTGACTCACCCAATGATAAAGCAATACCTGTGCTATCACCTTTGATTTGACTAACTAAATCATGCGTATCATTATCTCTTTTTGCGGTTAAAGTTCCAGTAACTTCGTATGGACCTGTTTGCACATATCCAAATGGCTTATAATCAGTTATATTTTGATGATGCACTCTTGCTAAAGGTCTTGCTATAGTTATTTCAAAATTATTTAATACTAATACTTGACTATTTAATGTTGAGGTTGATAAATCAAAAATATTTTTAGGTGCAGCTTCATCCAAAGTTGGCGTACTACTTGGAGTTAATGCTGTCTCAACTGGTTGATAGCCAGAAATAAATGTAGTTTCTACAACTAATTCACCGCCATTTGTACCAACATCTTCTCGCAAAACCATTTGAGTAGCCATGCAACCTGCCATAACTACATCTACGTTAGTTTCATCTGATCCTGCATTTTCAAATAATAATGTAACTTGATCAGCATTTGAAACACCATCTTTCATCACTCCAGTGTTACTTGCTCCAGATAGTGCCGCTGCACTACTTCCTTCACTAAATAAAGATAAACAGCTTTTAAGAACTGAAGTAGGAGTACCTCTCATTGTTAAGGTAACTTCATAAATTTGTGTATCTGGTCTGTGATGACCTTGTTTTTCCATTTGTGCATAAACACCACTTCTAGATGGTGCAACTTCTACTGGTGCGCTAGCATGTTCAATGTTAAAATCTACTACTTGTAAAGCATTCCATGTATCATCAGCGACGTGCGCAGTACCTAATGCTTTAGCACCACTACCCATAATTACTTTTACATCACCTCTAGGTTGAAAATTTGTCTCAGCCATTATTTATCTTCCTTTAATTTTTTAACATTTACTTGTTCAAGATGTTTTTTTAATGATTTTGGTAGGTCTGTCACATCTATTGTGCCACCTGCTAACAACTGTCTATGTTTATTTGCACTCCAATAAGCGCAAAAATTTTCGCTATCTTTTAGCTTAAAGTATGATTTTTTTGCTTTGTAAATCATCCTATTATCTCCAATGCTGATACTACAGCAGTCATTTCAGAACGTAA